TACTTTTTTAAAGAAACCCATTTTTTATATTCTCCTAATCGTTAAATAAATCAGCTACTAGTCGTATTAATTGAGCCGTAGTAGTATTGTTTTCTTTTCCTGCCGCTGTTTCGTTTTGAAGGGCAGTAGAAAGCATTACAGTTTTACGTTGCTCTAAACTTTCGTAAGCTGTTCTAATATACGCGGCTTCATCTCTTAAATTCTGCCAAAGATTATTTTGTTCAGCCATTGTTAAGTTATAAGACATTTGAGCATTAACACCATTAGCTGCATTTTGCGCGGCAGTATCTATAGTATTAGACTGCCTTTTCCATTCTATATTTGCTTGAGCAACTGCTTGTTCATTTGCAGTATTCCAAGAAGCTCTTTTAAATTCAATTTCAGCATTAAACTGACTTACTTGCGTTTCTAGTTGAGCAGTTAATCTATTAGCTTCTAAAGAATTATTAGCATTAATAGCAGTTAATTTATTTGTTTCAAGCTCATTAAACTGTGCCATTGCATTAGCTTGTGAAGTATTAAATTGTTCTATTTGATTTGCTTGGCCTGTCATAAATTGATCTACTTGATTCTGAGAAGATGCATTAAACTGTTTAGCAGCATTAAGAGCCGCTTGGTTAGACAAAGAAGTTTGTTGTTCCATTTGTGCATCTAACACTGCTGCTTGTTGTCTATTATTAAGATTAGCCAAATCCATTTGTAAAAAGTTTTGAGCATTACTAATTCTAGTTTTAGTTAAAAGATCAGCCGCTTGCATATCCATTTGAGCCATTGTAGTAGCATTTTGAATTGCACTTTGTTGTCTAGCATTAAAGTCAGTAAGTGTAGCTGTCTGCATAAATTTACTATTAGTAAGTTCTACTTGTTGCTCAGTAGTGAACTTAGTAAGATCAATTTTAGCAACTGTTGCTGCGTTTGTTAATGCTGTTTGTTGATCTACACTAAGCTGTGCAACACCCATTGCTTGTTCTATTTTAGCTTGAGTAAGATTTGTTTGAAGTTTAGTATTAAGATTAGCTAGTTCTGTTTGTTGTGCAGCGGATAAATTTTCTGACCCTGCTTTATTTAATGCAGTAAGGTTTGCTAATTTTGTTTGTTGCTCCGCAGTTAGATTAGCTAAATCCATTTGCTGTTTAAATCCTGCATTCTTAGCTAAGAAATCTGCCGCAACTTGAAAATCTGCAAGTCTTTGTTGTTGCTCTGCCGACATATTCTGAGACTCTGTAGCATTCATGTACTGCATTTCTGCTAGTTCAATTTGTTGAGCATTGCCAAGTTCTTGAGAATTAAGCTGTTGTTGATTAGCTGCGTTAATTTTTGCAGTTTCTTGTTGGTTTGCAAGATTTTGAACGCGAGTTTGTTGCGCTATTTGCTCTGAAGTCATTACAGCATCTTGTCTGTATTGACTTTGAAGAGTAGCCATTTGTTGAGCCATCTGCGCTGTCTGAGATTCTGCCGATTGTTGATTACTTAAATTAGCCATTCTGCGTTGCATATCTAAAGTAGCCGCAGACATATTAGCTTGTTGTTGGTTATTTAAATTTTGAGCTGCTCTTGCTTGAAGGGCTTGAGCATTACTTTGAGCTATAGGCATTGCTGTTTGAACAATAGCATTAAATAAAGAATCTCTAGCTATTGTAGAAGCAGACAAACCACGTTGAGCCATCATTGCTTCTACTTGTGCAACAGCCGGTCTAGCCCATACTGGTGTTGTACCTTCGTCCATACCGGCAAGAAGTGTTTCCATTTGTGAAGAAACTAAAGCTTCTGTTGGCAATGAAGCTATTGCAGCTTGTATCTCTACAGGCTCGTCGTCTACTTGAGCAGTAACTGTTGCAGGATCTTCAACAATAACGGCAGTTATCTTAGGCGGTAGCTCTCCTACCTGTGCAAGCATTGTAGCTGCCGCGCCTTTAGCTGCTTCTCCTGTTACTGTTCTACGTTTAGCTGCTTCAAATCCTGCCGTATTTATAATTTGATTAGCTTCACGTTCTGCAAAAGTATTATCTGTAATTGCATCTCGCGTTTGAAATTCTGCCTCTGGTGTAGGAGAAACATCAACATCTTCTCTAAAAGAAACTTGACCTACTTGCGATCTAGCATCTTCTTGAAATTCAACATTATCTGCCAGTGATGCTTGTTCTTGGGCTGAATCTCTTGTTGCAGTTTGAACTTTATTAGCGTCTGTAAAAGTTGCTCTTGCTGCTTCGGCAGTAGACTGAGGACTAAGTTCTCCTTGTGCTGCTGTTACTTTAGCTGCTGTAGCTGTATCGGCTGACATTTTGTTAGCTAAAAAATTACCATCTGGGCCTTTGTCAAATTTACTTTGAAGTGTTCCTGCTGTACGAGCAGCGTCAGTCGAAGCAACATTATCTGGTGCTACTACTTCCTTAGCTGTAGCATCTGTTTGCGTTTCTATTTCTTTAATATCATCTTCTTTAGATAAAGTATCTGCCGGTACTCCCATTCTTGTTATTGGATTTCCCTCTGCATCAAAAGTAGGATTACCGTCTTCATCTAAGACAGCTACTGGTTGTCTTAAAGTTTGTACTTCTACATCTGTAAGTTCAGGAGAAGCGGGTGGCGTTATTTCTATGCGCGGGGAATCTGTCTCATTTTCTTGAGTTACATCTATGCTTCCTAAATCTTTTTCAAAAGGAATTACCTTAGTGCTTCCGTCTTGATAAGTTATAGTTACACTACCATCTTCATTAGTTACTCTACCAGTTTCTGTTTGAGAAGGAAATTTTTTCCCGCCTTCCCCATCATTATCATCATTATCATCATTATTATTTCCACCACCACCACCACCCATAACTGGATCTACAGTAGACGATGGGCTTTTAATCCAACCTATATTTCCATACGGAACAAAGATATGAGATGGAGGTGGCCCTGCGGTGTAATCTGCGGGCGGGTTATTAGCACTTGACACACGACCTGTGCGTAAAGGCTCTTCTTTTTTTGCAGTAACCTCTGCCGCAGGATCAGGAGTTTTAACTGTCCCTGTATCAACGGGTTGTTTTTCTTTAGTTTCTCCCGCAACACGCGCTGCAATTGCAGGGTCTATTCCTGCTGAAGGCCCACCTTTGTACCGCTAGAATTTGTTTTAGCTTCAGCGTCTACGAGCCAAAAAATAATCCACCCGGAGCTTTCTTAACTCTAGAGCCTTTACTGTACGTTTTTCTTTTAGCCTGTAAAGCTTTTAGAGATGCTTTAGTATTTCTTTTACTTCTTTTTTTGCTCATAAGAATTTCCCTGCTATAAACACTCCGACAATAAAGGGGTAGATGCCCCAAAGCATCATTTCTAATCTTTTAAATTTCTCGCTTCCTTCCGACAGTTTTTCTTCTATAGATCGGTAACGTATCCCACATTCTTTTTCGTGAGCTTCTATACGAAGAATAGCCTCTTTGACTGTTGCCATACTTATTTACACTCACAAGTAGGCGTACAAAGACAAGGATCACAAGTACAGTTTTCGTTAGTACACATTAGTCTTCTCCTAAAGTGTAGGTTTAGTATCTGGGAAGTCTGACGTACTAGGCCAATCTCGCAGCTTAATTCGGTACGCCAATATATTACTGCGGTTCGGCCAATCCGGTGTTTGACTTGCTTGATCGGTTGACGATAACTCCATATCACGCCACATACGCGCCTCTTCCTCTGCTGTAGGGGCTGGTATTGTTGGCTCGACAAACGCTTCAACATAATCAAAGTTAGCTTTGACCCACGACTCTTCGCCACGGATGCGGGGATTAGTTACGTTGCCGTCAGCATCTTTTATTATCCATAAATTACTCATATTATTCTCCTTTACGATGGCAAGTATTGGATTAGTACAAGGCCATCGCCGCCCGAACCCATCATGGAAGTACCCGCCGAGCAACCACCACCACCACCGCCTGTGCCGCCGTTGCCTCCAAAAAATATTGTGTTTCCATTAATTCCTAAAGTTGAACCGCCTCCTGCAAAGGGGCCGCTAGCATCAGGAGCCTGTGACATTGGCAGATTGCTGTTTTGAGATGCACCCATATAAGCTGCTATCCCGCCCTTGCCGCCGCCGCCAATATGTCCAAATCCAGATTCGCCGCCTTGCGCGTCTGAATCGCCGCCGCGAGTATATGAAAAGCCAGAGTCGCCCGTGCCATAAATTCCAACAGCCCCGCCGCCGCCTCTGCTACCGGGCATATTACCCGCCCCCCCGGTGTTATTTACATCTCCGTTTGCCGCCGTGCCGCCCGCGCTAGAACTGCTACTGCCCCCAGTGCCTCCGTTGGCTGTTAGGGTGCTTGACAGCCCAGTACCTGCAACC